TCGTTTAGTTATTCTCTTATTTACTGAGATTCCCATAGCTGAATGGCTTAGATATGATTAAAAAATTTCCGAATGAAAGATTGGTTTCCTTCGAAACCACTACTTGCTCTTCTTTACGGAAGTATTATTAACTGACTTCTGAATGTTCTTCATAAGCTGAATATTGTCGTTAATCATAAGTGCTAATGCCTGATCCTCTGTAAAACCAACACTTACATATGCATCAAACATATTCTTCTTGGTTCTCGCCTGAATTGCAGGATATTCAGTATTCTCAGAATAATCCTTTGCAATAATCATGAGTTCCTTCAGAACATCATATACAGGCTCTTTATACTTTGTAATGTATGTCTTTACTACCTCTCCTAAACTTTCTGGGTTCTCTGCTAATAATCTTAAAATTGTTTCCATGTTTAATATTCTCCTTTATAATTTTTTGTTATTCTCCAAACTCACAAGTGTCACATGTTGAAAAATACTTATCGTGATCTATGCAGCATTGTGGTCTGTTATCGTCTTCATCAGTTTCTTCATTAAATTTAATATAAAATGGAGTACAATCACAGACCAATATTGATGCGATTGACATTCCGTAAATAATGGCAGATTTACACTCTTGATTATCCTTGAATATTGAACAATTGACCATCTTGTTAAATTCTTCAGACCCAATGAAATTCAATACTGTTTTCTGTAATTCGGTTGAATCAATTAGCTTTTTATAATCATCCATTTGATACCTCTTTTCTATAATCCAATGATATGTTGCTTTCCTGTGAAGTTACTCAGATATGATTTTCTGGAACATATCATCTACTGAATCCAATACGTCATATCTCTTATCAAATGCTGCCGTTGAACTTCTTGCAAATTTACGCTCTACCATGTCTATAAAATAAGTGAAATTGCCATCATCGCCCATATAGAACTCATTCCATTCATCATCAGACATCAATCTTCTAACATTCAACTGGTCAATGGCAAGATTATCAAAGCTAACTACCTTAAATTTCTCAATAATATCTGCAAGATTTTCATATAGCCAATTCTGCTTTACAACAATGTTTTCATGATCTTCTGAATAAAAATCATCACCACGTCTTAAATGTTTATAACCAAGAATCAGCATCTTCAGATCATTATTCTCTAAAGCTTCTACATCCGATGGCTTTAATACCCCGTTGATTACATGAATGACCGCATTTGGATATTTCTTAATAAGTTCAATAAATTTTTCTGTGGGATTTACAAGTGATACACCAAGACCATAGATAAGTTTTTCATCAACAAGCTTTTTAATAAGTTCTTGTTTTTTCTCAAAATGAATCTGATTTACAGTCATATTTGCAATGACTTTCTTCTCTTTGAGTTTTTCCAAGAATGGAATTAAATCAGGATGACTTGTAGCATCACCACCACCAATAGCAACTTCCTGATAAGGATGAAGTGTGTTAATGAATTTCTCATTCAAAATATCTCCAAATTTTCCATTTGTTGTGCTACCTTCATGGCAGAATGGACATCCCATATCGCAAAAATTACAAATTTTTATATCCATATTCTCTGCAAAAGCTGGTACAAACTCATCATCTTCTGTTTCTCTGATCTTTGTTCCATCACTCAGAATAGTAGTGAAAAAGTTACCATTCTTATATCTTCCTAATAATTCCATTCTTAAATCCTCCTAATTAATTGTAACCATAATATCCAAATGCATATACGGTCTCGCCATTTGCTCCTGTATAAGATTCTTCAAAAGTCTCATACTCTTCAGAAACATTGTTCCAATATTCTTCAGAAGTACAATAATCTGATTCTGCTAAAACACGATTAAATTCATCGTCATTATTCCAATCTATGCCAGGATATTTTGGTGCTTTTGTTCTCCAATCCACTGCTTGTTTGAATTTTTCAATCATCTCTTCTTTTGTATACAGTTTGTGAGAACCCCATCTTTCTATGTACATATTCCCTTTTTCAAATTCATCATATTCTTTTTTGCTACACATTGTTAAACTATGTGTTGAACTGCTATTTGTTTCAAAAACTCCACGTCTAATCTGTCTCTTCATATTTTAATCCTCCATTCCATAATCATCTCTTGGATACTCATGATCAATAGCATCCATATTTACTAATCCTGCTTTCTTCATATCTGACCAATAACAATATTCGTCACCATCCTGAATAACAACATACTTCTTATTTATCAGATATTCTTCTAATGATATATTCTCTTTTTTGAGGAATCCACTAAGCATATCTTCATCAACATACCCTGTATACGGCTTATCAAAATGAAAATATCCATTATCGCCTTCCCAATATTCGATTGTATCAATTTTCCAATCTTTTTCTTTCTGTTCAAGCCACTCATTAAGCTCATCCTCTGTCTTACCATACTTTTTCGCATATTCACTATCTTTATTCTTTGGATGATTTTTATCAGCGATTGAATCTGAAATCATAGGGATGACAATCTTTTTAAGACCAGGAACATATTTTAATGCAAGTGTTTCAAGCTTCTTATAATTCTCATCATTATACTCATGTACTAATGAAGCACAAGCATATAACCACTTGTCATGAAAATTACCTAATGCTCTAAATGGACTTCTGCCAAACTCCATATCATGATCCCAAATATGCCATTCACAATCTTTTTCACCAGTTTTTTTGTCATCCCACAAATAAAAATCCTTAGCAATCTCGTCTGGCGTATAATGTTCATCGTTTTTCATGATACAAAGTGAATGCTGACTTGATGAATTTGTCTCGAAAACACCTCTACGAATCTGTCTTTTCAATTTTGTTTACCTCCTTGTTTTTATATTCTCTCTTTGTAACCAAATGAAACCTGAATTTACTTGCCTCTACTTTCTATTAATCCATTCCTTAAACTCGTTAAAATCATCTTTTGTAAGCACAATATCAGAATAATAAAAATCCTTATTCCTAATAATCGCCCAAATTTTCTTCAACTTTTCAAAGAATGATCTTTGCTGAGTATAAAAATTGCCATTCGTATAGGTCAAAAAAGCGTAATCTCCATCTTCATAATCGGCGATTTTAAAATGGATACCCTCATCACAACCGCATTTACAGCTTACAATCAACTCATCATCTTTAAAATTCTTAAACACTGCCATAATAATCTCCTTTACTTACTGTTTCCAAGCCCAACCTTATAATCATCTTTCACATCAATAGTAACTTCTCGCTGGAATTTTCCTTCTTTGTCATACAAAGATAAGTAATATCTATTACCACGTTGTTCTAATACGACATCTTCATTCTCGAATAACTGTACTCGCTTCTGTTTCTGTACTGATTTATTCTCTACTTTTAAGTTATTCATTTCTTCCTTTGAATCGACAAAGATTGGTGATTTTAATTCTTCAAGGATACACCTAATATCATCATCAAGATTGCCATATCTGCTTGTGTGCCTATCAACTGCTTTAATAACATCATTCTCAAGTAATAATCTGTTTCCCATTTTAATATTCTCCTTTCCACTCTCCCAACTCATAAAAATCATTAATCTGGTCATCTAATTTTCTAACTTGCTTTCTTAAATCATACTCTTCTTTCTTACTATCTGTTCTCTGACACTTCTTCCGTAATTCATCACGCTGCTTAGTCAGTTCATCATACTTTTCAGATACATCAATCCCATCCAAGACTTCAATCTCAATCTTCTCACCACAATGAGGACAAAACTGAATTGGATAATTGTCTGTCTGTACCCATTCGTCTTCATATGATGTAATAACTTCTGTATATGAAGTACAGAATCTCGGAATATATCTTTCATCATCCCGACAATCATCACTATAAATTAAATCTTCATCTGTGAAAATGATGGCTTTATCATTCTGTATTTCATCACAACAATGCGTAAATGGCTTGTACTTGTATGAATGTGCATCATTGAATTTTAACTTGATTAGCTCTATCTTCATATTTATTCTCCTAGCTAAATTTCCACCAAAAATCATAAATTTTATGAATATGTTGATAACCTTTGTGTAATTCACCCTTATATCTGCGAATCGCTTTATTGGACTGTCGCTTCAAATAACTGCTTCTTTTACCTCTATACCATCTTTTATAATATGGTTTTGGATTTTCAACATATCCCAAACCTTTAATCAATATCTTATCTTTATATGTTACAGCATAAGGATATCTACACGACACTCTTTCTAAATATTTGAGATGATTTTGATGCCTTAAATATCTCTCACGCTTATTCATTCTCTTTTTCTTGGAATGATTCTTATGCTTTTCTTCATCGTGTTCATACCAATCACTACAATGACCAAAAGAATAAACCTTGCCACCAACTTTATCGCACCAAACACAGTTCTCAATATCTTCTTCGTCAATGTATGATTTATATTTTTCAAAGTCTTCATATCCATAAAGGCAATCTTTACATTTCATCAAATCACCTCTTTTATTTTATTCTCCTAATTTCCTTCCACACCAAGGACAATACGAAATATATTCTTTCTGATGAACAAATCCATCGTCATATTCATCCCATTCAGAAGTTTCAATATCCAAATAATATTCATTTGTCAGTGGATCAACATATATCTGATTGTCAGGTGAATCATAATTACAACGGTTACACATACACTTACCTCGCTCTATCACATTCGTTAAAATCTAAAAGCATCTTATATTTATATTCTCCAAATCTTTCTTTCCAACGCTGCTTTGCTTTATCAGTATCCCAACTAAAAGGCATCATATGGTAATTGATGAGGAAACATGTATCTAAAACAACATCAGAATTAACATGATACATAGCTGTCATGTATTGATATGAACCGTAACAATGATGCTGATAATAATGAGCTATCCCATCTTCATCAAATGTTTGTGTACTCAATTTGCCTAAATCGTGATACAAAGCACCTATTCTGAATCTTGCAGGATAAGCATATTTTGTAGAAAATAATCTTGATGCATATTTGCAGTGTTCAAATAAATTCATTGTATGATGCGGACTTTTCTGATCAAATCCTCTCATATCTGGAATATCATTTGGTTCGTAATCATTTAATAAATTATGAATAATAATCTCATCGAATCCTTCCTCGTAGAACGGAATCTGAAATTTTCTAATCTGCTTATCCAACACAAAGTCAGGTACAGGATGTTCTCTATGTAGATTATCTTTTTTGCACTGTTCAAATGGCTTTGGAATAATTACACATACTTTTCTGACATTTAAGCCATTTACTTTCATCATAATTGCTCTGCGAGATTTCATAGTCAGATTAGTCGCATCTGCGATTACATTCTTTTTATTCTCCAAATTCTTACGGATTCTATCATGAAAAATTTTGAATACTTCTTTATTATGTTCTTGATTTTCGTAATTACCAGTCAATTCCTCACGAATTGCATCGGATGATACGATTATTGTATTTGGATTCTCATTGGCAATCTGAGTGGTAATGGTTGACTTGCCACTACCACTCAAACCACACATAATATACAATGTAGGTTTATTCATTTAAAGTCTCCTCGAATAACTCTTCAGCTTCTTCCATATCAGGCACATCAGATGTATCTTTAGCAATCCCCTCAATTACCTTAAATTCAAACACCTTATCCTTATAAGCCGTGAATGTTGCTCTGTTATCAATACGAACAACTACACCTTCAGCAACATGTGTCTTACCGATTTCATCTGCTGGCATACCATCAAGATATTTATTTACTCTTTCTTTCAAATCTTCTGGTGTAGTAAAAATAAACTTCTCTAAATCAGGTACATGCTTAACACCTAACTTGTCGCACCATACTTCTACAGTCTCCCAAGGTACTTCAACAACTGTTCCATCTGCTGTTGTCATTGTCATTCGATATACATACATCTCATTTTCACCTGGTTCACAACCATATGAAAATGTAGTTGTATCACCAAATTTCTTAGTAAATTCCTTTTCTTTAACACCCTTATTTGATACAGAACCCATAATTGGAGTTGATTCATTTACATATCCGACAATTTCATAGAAAATCTCAGCACCTTCAGGAAGCTTGTCTTTTAATAAATCGTGGTACTTCTTTCTAAATCCATTATCAGAATAATATCCATCATTCTTTGTCATATCCTTTAATACAACTCTTCTGCTACCAGATACAACAGAAACTTCTCTTGTAACCTTTGGCTGCATATGTAAGAACTTTCTCAGCTTACTATTCTTCTTTGTAACCTTGACAGTCTTCATAGTACGAGCTGATGTTCCGTGGAGCTTACGAGTAATATAAATCGTATCTCCTGGCTTAAATGCTGACATATTATATGCAAGCTGTGCAGTATCCTTATGTTCTTCAAAAAATGGATATGATATTGTCTCTTTCTGAAACTTGTTCTTCTTATTTGAATTGTTTCCATTGTTTTTTGAACGACTCTTTCCTCTTGGGATATATTTCTGACAAATTTCATGACCACCAAGAACTGTAATCTGATCGCCATCTTTTAATTTTGAAATATCTGTATACTTAGCAAGTGTCTCAATTGGCAACACAAGACCTTCTGACTTCTCGCCTCTAAGTCTAATGGCAGTTACGTTTCTTTTTTCAGCATCCATGTAGCCACCAATATTGTTTCCATTCTCGTCTTTCTTCCTAACAAGGTTATTATCTGTTGCGTATTCAAGTGACAACTGACCATCAGATGGGAAGAAGACTACTTTCTGTCCTTCCTGATAACTCAAATCTACAATTACATTCTGTCCAAATACTTCTACACACTGTAATCTATCAGCGTTACTATGTTTTCTTAATCCTTTTAATGTTGTGATATAAGCACAATACATAAGTTCCTCTTACCTTAGTAAGTAGTGCGCACTTTATCCTATAGGAACTTTCTATTTTTCCTTTCTTCTTTAATCTTCTAATTTGTTGCCTTTTGCCTCATTACAAAGCTTACACATCGTTTGATAGTTACTAATATCATCAATACCACCTTTTGAGCGTGGCATAATATGATCTTTTGTCATTAAAATTTCATCACCATTATTATCAACTGCATACAAATTCAGATGATAACTTTTATCCTGTAAATGTCTTTCTTTTGCAAAATATTTTCCTTCAATTCCACAAACTACACATTTACAACCTTTAGTAAAAAATGTTTGATATCTTTGGCTATTGCCCTTAATCAAATCTCCATCAAAATCAACTTTTACAAGTTTTTTATCTTTCTCAAATAAAACATCTTTAACCTTATCTCTGGCTTCTTCTATTGAATAGATTTCTTTCCTAAGTAATTTTGTAGGATTAAAATCTTTTAAAAGCGTTTTTACTTCACCTAATTTAAAACATTTTTCAAATAGCGGTTGCTTGTGCCAAGTTACGGATAATAATTCCGTATCGTTTGTAGGTGACATTGAATTATTATTCTTAGGAAAATCGGTTTCTAAAAAATCCCGTATTGTCTCGAACCTCAAAGACAATACCTTATCATCGACTTTGTATTGGATTTTAAATTTTTTATCTTTTCTTCGCATAAAACATATCTCCTTATAATTTAATGTCACCTATGTATTCTCTCTTATTTTTACAAAACTCCGAAGGAAATGCTTCATTCCTGCTAACCGTGAATATCCATATAAGGATACTTAATTCCTCTATATTCCTTATAACCTTTTGTCAAAAGTCTGAAATTCACATTCTGTTTATAATACCCTTTGTATCTCTTTACTGGAAACAAATGAATACAACTACATTGAACACAAAATTTGCTAATTTGTTTGGCTTCATTTTTTGAATAATAATATCCTTGAATTCCACCACAACAAGGACAGCTTGATACCCATACTTCTCTTGTTAGGTTGTGTATTTCTTCAAATGGAATTTCATGGAATATTAGACCTTCAGGAGTTACAAGATAATATTTCTTTTCACCAATATCTATGCTTTTTGACTCAACTTGACTAAACATTTATTCTCCCATCTGATCTACAATGCTTTGTAACTTATCAACATATATCTGAGCATCCTTTTTATGTCTAAGCTGCTTAATATCAGCAGGTACAAAAGCCAATATTGTTTCACCAAAAACTTTATTGTCAGCGTATAAATTCATAAACTGGCACATAGTCTCGACATCAATCCAATTTAAATTTGGCTGAAAACAAATCACATCACCCTTCTGTGGATGCAGTTTTCTAACCTTAATAAGTGTCTGTTTAAATAACTTCTTTTTCTGTCTTTTATTCATATTGTTATTCTCCTAATTACTCAGTCTGTATTTGTCATATTCATACATTGAACAATCTTCACAATAAAGATTTTGTTCTTTGCAATCTTCACAATCAAAACATCCACCATAAATACCACCATTTTCATTCATCTTACAGGTATTACATTTACAAGTTTCACATGATGTATCCAATCAATCACCTCCTCGAAAGAAACGTGGTTTTCAATGGCTTTTTCAACCTCTGAAAGCCTTGATTTTAGGGCATTTCAGATTGTGTTCTAAAACGATAACAGAGATTACTTACAAATCCTTCTATCTCATTATGAATATTTGCCGTATCATCTTTCATATACTCAACATATAAGTAAGATAATGTATCTTCTTTATCTAATAAGAACTCTTCAAATTTGTCTGATATAATATTCTCTGAAAAATAGTTAATAATTTCTTCTTTAATGCAATACTCATATGAATATTGTTTTAATAGTTTCTCACTTGATAAGTCAGAATTGGTGACTAAATCACCAATCCAACTATTCATCTCTTCATTTAATCTTTGCGTTAGTTTATCCATTTTAGTTTACTTTCACCTGTATAACCCTTTTCAAACTCGTACCACGCATAAGCGACCGCACTACCACCACCTGCTCTCATCTCATCAAAAAGAGCATTTTTTGCACATAAAATACGACTACTTGAAACATAAACGCATTTTGGTGGATACTTCTTAAATAATTCCTTACGAGCTTTTCCTTCAAGGAACTGAACTTTAAGAAACATAAATACTCTGCAACCATCAGGAATTAATGTCATTGCATGTTCAATAAATTCTTTTGCATATTTGTATGGGGGATTTGTTAAGATATCGCCATTCCAAGGCTGATTATATGTAAGAAAATCAATTCCACCTTCGCCATAACCTCTATCAATTAGATCGGTGGAACGAACTTCATAACCGAAGCTCTTTAATCTTTCAGATAAATGTCCCTCGCCACAGGAACATTCCCAGATAGGTTTGTCAAATGTGACATTACCATCTTTCAATAAAACATCAATTGCAATAGGATCTGTCGCATAATAATCTTCATTCTGTCTTTCCTTATCAGTATGATTACTTGCACCTAAAGTCTTAAAAATACTATTCTTATTGCCTGTCCAATCTTTTTCTGTATTATTACTCAATTTTTGTTCACCATTAGTAGCTGCGCAGCTTTACTCACATGTGAACGTTTTTCCTTTCCTTAATTGTAATTACGTTATTATATTCTCTGTTATTTCTTTCTTATATCCCATAAATAAGGACTGCTACATCCACAATTATGAATACCGTCTCCAAGAACACATCTTCTACAATCTTCGTATTCTTCATGTGTTCTACAATACTCTTTAACTGTATTTATAGCATTTATGATTTCTTCATTTATGGATTCTGGTTCAATATACTCTCTTTCTTCAATTCTCATAATCAATCACCTTTGTCCTAAATATTGTACAGTTTTCATTACAAGACAAGAAACCAAAATTTCTTTTTATCTTTATTGACTTATGCTACTAAATTTGATATAATATATTCTCACAAAATATTTTAAAAAGGAGTTGGTGTAGAATGTTTACTCATTCTGTAGAATGTCCTCATTGTGGGAAATCTGTCACACATAATTGGTCTGAATATATTATAAGTTCTGAAGTAGTTGATGAAGATCGTGGTATGGGAACTGAAACTGAACATTCCATTGAATGTGACGAGTTTGAATGTCCAGAATGTCACAAATTATTTAGTGTTTCTGGTTCGGTATGGGAATATCCAGAAGGTGCATATAATTACCACGAATTACATACTTCACCAATTTAATAATATTTATATATAAGAGGCACGTCATAAGTGTCTCTTATATTTTATAAATCACATGAATTATCGCTTTCAATTCTCATCTTCATCATCTGGCAATTCTCCATTTTCATCCCAATCAGGAACTACATCGTTCCAACAAATATCATCCCAATACATATCTGTGTTATCCATAATCGTTACCTCACACTTAATTATTCTCCATTTAATTTTTCACGGTCTAATGAAAGACAGGATTCTTGTCAAATTTTTATTATTCATATGCTGTCATTTCTATAAAATTATCATTCAAATCAAATACAATAGCTGCTTGACAATAAGTACCACCAATAATTAATTCTTTTACATTAGGATTCCATGTTTTCTCTTCGTACTTGATTTTCCATTTATCTAACCAATTCTTCCATTGAATGTAATCTGATACACATTTTTGACTACCAAGAATTTGCATCACATCTGACTTTCTTACAAAGCCCATTTCAGATGGTAGCTTGGACAATTCTTTTCGTAATACTGCTTTATCAATTAATTGTCCCATATGATTATTCTCCTTCTTTAACCAATCTAACAATAGCATCTTTCATCCTTACCATTCCATTTATCCTATAAAATTCATCCCACATATCAATTTGTCCATCATATACAGGTTTGTATCTTAATGGCTGCACTGTTGCCAATTTATCCAGTTCATCTTTTGCTTGACTCAGAACTTGCCTCACAAATCCTTCTCTAATACCACTTAATTCTTCAATAGAACATTCATGTAAATCAATTGGAATCCCACCTATATAATTAACACTTGCTGTATTATCAATGAAATCGGCTAATTCTTCATCTTTACAAGATAATAAGATTGAAGCGTAAAACAGCATAAATGTCACTGAATCTTCCATATAGTTATTCTCCTAACACTTCCACATCAATACATAACATATCATGCAGATTCTTAATCTGTTCATCAGTTGGTTTCTTCCACTGCGTTGTTTCGTCTATATTAATTGTAAAAGCACCACCACATAATTTGATTTTTGCAATAATACCAGGAGCACCAACAACCGCTACTTTTGGCATTGGAATGTTACAATTTGTTTTTGACATCTTGTTTTACCTCACCCACACACCTATATATTCTTGTGATTCCCGTTTAAATCTTTTTAGCATGTCAATCAATGCATCTACTTCTATCAAATCGTCAAAGACAATTTCAGCACTATTTCTCTTTTCTAAGTCTAATCTTTCTGCATAAGGAAATGGTTTGATAAAACAATTAAATTTAATATCTTTACCTTTATGCCGAAGCATGATTTCATTAATATTTTTTTTATCATTAATCTTCAATACTTATCCTCCTGTGAAATGCGAGTTTCAATATATCTTTATCTCATTTTGCTTTAACAAAGATATAACCTTTTGATAATCATTTTCATTTATTGCAATACGCTTTTTTTGTATTTTCTTCTTTCTGTATTTTGGAATATCTACAATATCTCTACCATTTATTAAATTGTATTCAGGATCTTTTTGATATTTTGAAATAAATTCTTGTTCTTTTATTCTGATTTCATCCTCTTTGGCATTTATTGGAGCAATCCACAGAATTTTATATGTAGCACCATGTAATAATAAATCTTGCGTATGTGGCATATTATTATCTCGATTTTGATAATGTTGAGTATATCTTTCTCTGAAACCAACTGTAGTTGAACCAATATAAACATTTGAATAAAGTTGTATTATATATACACCTTTATTCTGGTTAAATTCTTTTGGTATTAAATACTTGCTACTGTCTCCTACTTTATAATGTCCAAGATTATTATTTACACGATTCTTTTTTAATGGTTCATCATAAATATTAGTTATAATATATTTCTGTCCTTTTCTTTCCCATGTAAAATATCGTTCAAAATTGTTTAATTGGCATACTTTTGACTGTCCAGCTTTACATTCTTCTTCTACTATTTCACATAGAAGTTTATAATTTTTGATCACATCTCCGATATGTAAATTTTTGGTATTCATCTATACTACTCAGAGCGATATATCTTTAAGGCTGCCACTCACTCCTTTCGTATTATTTTTATCTATTCTCTACATAACTATCAGGAACAACGTCTTTTGTAATACTCACATACGGAGCTTCACTTCTATCATAGAAATTACAAGTTACATGTAAATCTGTAATGTATTTCTCTGTGCCAAGAATAGACTCTGCATTATCAACAATATACTGTCCACACGCTTTAATTCTCTCAATCATTTCTTCTCGTCTATTTTTGTTTTCTTCTGCAACGTTTCGTGTCATTTAATCATTCTCCTACTCGTCATATCTGTATTCAAATTCATATTTTTCATCACTATTTTTAAAAGTGTGGATGCATGGATTATCCATTACTAATACTTGATTACAAGTTGTGTTAGGACATATAAACACACAATCTTTTGGATCTGGATAAGGTGTTCGTGGTCTTCTAATATCTTTATCAACAAAAGTAAAAACCGTCCCACAATTAGGGCAAACACATCCATAGCCTAAATCGTCATTATCTTTTTTAATATGTTTATTGTTTAACGATAAAATTTTCATACACTTATTCCTTTCTTTTTTATAGCATCACATGAAAGATTTCTTTCAATGTATTATTCTCCGAAGGAAACTTCGGTTTACTGTGCTTACTTTTTATCTGTAATCTCAAATGGTACAATTGACTCTGGAATATAATTAACTTCATATTTGTATTTATTGACTTTCGCACCACCCAAATCTTCAATGACATACATTATATCTTCATTCAACCCAATAATATGTCTCTTATATGTACCATCTTCCATCTCTACAACAAACGTCACCTGATCATTTGTCGCATCCTCTCTACTAAATGCACCAATCATTTCAAACTCAACCTTATCAGTACGAGTGTTAATTACTGCAAATCTTCTAAGAACATTAAAGTTCTCAGCTTCCTGTTTCATATTGTATGTAACCTTTTTTGATTCAGTTTCAAAAGCACACCCAGTTAATGATGTTGCTACCATTCCAACGGCTAACATTACTACTAAAATTTTCTTTTTCATATGGTCTATTCGTCCTCCTTTAACACAAGAATTGCTTTATAGTATCTACTATTACATGAACTGGACTCTACTTTGTATCCAGCGTCTAAATAATCATCCATAGCGTTCTCAAAATCATTGCTATTTTCCATTTCTAAAATTACACAGTTCTTCATATAGCTTATTCTCCTTTACTATATCCAGTCTCTTCAAGAAACTTGTCAAATTCCTCTTTTGTCATATTGTTTGGATAATACATGTTCACCACCATATCAAACGGCTTCAGATAATTATCCAACACATCTTCAGCATCTTCTTTTGCTTCCTGCATTTTCATATTGATATAATCTTCTCTCGTCATATTCCATGCTGTAGGACAATCCGTGACACTCGAAAATCTACAATACAATCCATTTGGCTGCTTTGATATAAATCCTGCCATACTCACTCTCTTTCTTTGGAATATTTATCCAATATTTCATCATCTATTCTTTTACATTTATTAAACCCTTTGACATATCCAATCAAATATGTCATATAAGAAAAGCCGATTGATAAAATTAACCATAACACCATAATTATAACTATATATTTAACCATTTCTTACCTCACAATCTCACAGGAAATCTATGTTTCTTGGTAAAAATATTACTATATATAGTGTCTATATTTTCTATAAACACTATATATAGTATCTCATTTACACCCGATACATAAAACTTGGCATTGGCTGTAATTTAAACAGATTTTTCTCATGCATTGAATCAATCTTAGCTTTTACTTCCTCATTTGGCTCAATTCCATCTCTGATATATGCATCTAATTCAGCATAGGTAAATCCAAGGTTATCTTCATCAGTTTTTCCACAAAGACCATCAGTAGGTGTTTTATTAACTAATTCTGATGGAAGCCCTAATTCATGACCAATAGCTTTAACCTCTGTTACTGTAAGCTGAGATAACGGACTAAAATCACCAGCAGCATCCCCATATTTTGTGGCATAACCTACCCAATCTTCTGAAAGATTGCACGTATTAGCGACACGACCGTTTACTGTCTGTGATACTGCATAAAGTGTAGTCATACGAATACGAGCAGGAAGATTTGTTTTTGTCTGAATTGATAACTCTTCATCTAATGATGTTTTAATCTCATATTCTGCAACATTCACAATTGTTCCGACTGGAATAATAGTACGTGGAATGTCTAAAAAACTGCAAAGTTTACGACTATATTCAATATCTCTTTGTCTTCCCTGTGGCATCATCACACCAAAAACTCTATCCTTACCAAGAGCTTCTACACATAATGCAGCTACAACACTTGAATCCTTACCGCCAGAAATTCCCACTACTGCCATACAATCTTTACCATTCTGTTCAAACCAATTTCTGATCCACTCTACGATTTCATTTTTTACTTTCTTAGCATCAAACATTTATATATTCTCCTTTCTACATTCGATTCATCACATCATAGAACCGAATTAAATACTCATATACATTTCTAGGAACTAATTCTTTTACCTTTTCAAATTCACCCTTTTCACATAAATCTCTAACCAAACTTGAAGAAGTATGATTTTCTGGTATCTGAATTTCTGTGAAGTGATTTTTATATGCCATAAGATTTGCTTCCATTAAAGCAGTCTCAAGATTCTGACCTCCTCTCACACATGCTACAAAATTATATTCCTCAACAAACGGTTTCCAATTATACCAAGTTGTAAGTGTTTCAATATTATCCATTCCTAAACAAATATAGTATTCGTTGAAGATATAATCTTTTTCATTCATATCTCTTATCTGAGTAATAGTATTGTATGTCCTCTGTGGAAAGAAGCTGGTTGTTTCAATTTCGGATGCCCACATATTATTTTCATCACAATTTGGCATTGAATTAATCAGCGATACTCGACAATATCCAGGTATCAAAGTCTTTTTCTTCGCAACATATGTATCATGTGCAGGTATAAACAATATAGCATCAGCATTAACCGCTTTTTTAGCAGTCAATGCCATATCAACATGGGCGTTAGTAATTGGATTAAAACTTCCTGGTATAAGTAAAATTTTATTCATGATTCATTCTCCAATTAATACATCTCTTTAGATAATCAACATAATCAGGGTTTTTACACATACCTTTACCTTCTACATCAGACACTTTTGCAACATCCATACCGTTACATTTAGTGGTTTTCATTACAATATTTAAAGCAGGAACATCTGTGTCATTACTCAAATAAGTACCAATTCCAAATGCAACGTTTACTCTATCATGAAAGTGTCTGAATAACTTATCAGCTCTTTCAAAATCAAGACTATCACTAAACAGAAGTGTCTTTGTCTTAGGATTGATACCAAGTGACTCATAATGATTAATCATCTTTTCACCCCATTCAATCGGATCGCCACTATCATGTCTTACACCGCTGAATAATGTTGCATATGTCAACTGGAAATCTTTCAAGAAACAATCAGTTGTAATTGTGTCTGTGAGAGCAATACCATTTAACACACCATACTCTCTAACCCATGCGTCTAAGGCATACCAGTTTGAATATGCCGGATTATGCTTGTGATTGCCCTGACCAGAACACATAATCCATTCATGAGCCATAGTTCCAACAGGCGTGAGATTATATTTCTTTGCGAGATATACATTAGATGTACCAACAAATTTAGATGGACTGTGTAATGTATCATTCAAATGTGAAAACTTCTCAACAGCTAACTCCTGTGCTTCAGCAGAAAGTCTTCTTCTAAGACCAAATTCAGAAAATGTACCAGCATACCAATGACCGCTTCTGAGATTTTCATACTTTTCATTTAATCTCTTTTTGAAACTATTAAGCAATTCCTCATAGTTATATGCCATTCTGAAATATACTTCGTTTACAATCGCAAGTGTAGGAATCTCATACATAGAGGTATTAAGCCATGTACCAAATGTTTCGATAGAAAGACCACAATCTGAATCTGTTGTAATTTCAAAATCCTCATATCTTGGCTGCCACAATCTCAGAAAATCAACATATGAACCTTTCATCCATTTGATATTATCAATATAAGTAAGTTCATCTTCTGTGAATCTCATACCACAATATAATTTAATCTGTCTACGGATCTCTTCTACCATTTCTGGTGTAAAATGAACATCCTTATTACGACATTTAAAACTCCAAGTGGTTTTATAATCGCTAAACTGATGATAAATAGCCTGTCCCATTGACAATTTGTAGGCATCTGTCTCCAACAAACTTGTAATAATCTGCTCCATATTATTTTCCTTCTTTCTTGATTTGATTAAATATTGTTCTAATATTATATTCTCTGTTTTCGTACTCATAAAACAGATTAATGTACTTATCAATAAAAGCCATGTCATTTGGATGCATTGCAATTGGTTTACTTTTCTTAGATTCCCACCATTTTAATTCCTTCTCAAAATTAAATGATTTACCATGATATGCTCTACCTGCTCCAAGATAATCACAAAGCATTTCTTTTTTATACTTCATTGGCATTTCAATAGGATTTCCACCATTATCAAAATTGTCCTGCCAATATTCGTAATGATGCTTGTTTCTTCCTTTATGGTGCATCCAAGCTGCTGACCAACCGTTCTCTTTCTTACAAGCATCTATTGGACTTGAAGTACCTTGATAATACTTAACACCCTCCCAAAATTCTGTTGGATAAAATTTAGATAAATCATGTACTAACCCTTGAAATGGAATTCCCACTTTACAGCAATAGTAGAACACCCAATGTTTATGCGTACAGATTTTCTTAAAATGTCTAAAAGTATTAATGATATAATTCTTACACTTCATTATTCTCTCCAATTACTCCAATCTGACACATCTTCATAGTTGCTAATGCAGCCTTGTGAGTATCAGGTGTGACACCTGCACAGCAACTTGCATCTACTGTAATATCAATCTCAGGATAATTTGCTCTGATAATAAGTACATTTGAAACCACACAGATGTCGGTGCATAATCCGCAAACCTCAACACTTTCAAATCCAAAATCCTTCCAGTTTAACCAACCAAATGTAGGCTTATCAATCAGAATATCGTTCTCAATATCAAAATCTAACTTATCGGAAATCTGCCAACCAGTAGTATTCTTTACACAGTGAGCAACAGGAAGATGTTTACCTTCATATGTCTCTAAATAATTCTCAGGATGTGTATCTCTTGTAAAGATTATCTGTTTACCAGCATCCTTATACTCCTTAATTTTCTTTGCTACATTTGATACAATCGCCTGTGCTTCCTTTGTACCAAGTGTTCCATCAATAAAATCATTCTGCATGTCTACAACAATTAATGTTTCTCTCATTTTGCTACCTCTTTTCTTTGTTTTTATATGTATTTATTCTCTGAAAACTCAGAAGAATTTCCGCTTTACTTGGAACTTCATATTCTGTTATTCTCTGCTAAAATTTCATAAAACTGAAAATGTGTGCGATTACAGGTACAGTCCAACCATCTCCAAGTACATCAGCAGCATCTTTTTCAGATATATTTTTGACATATTCTTCTGGCACACCTTGTAATCTTGCTCTTTCATCTTTCCACAAATATCTTGCTTCATCAAAATCATGCCCATTATAATCATCATAGATTTTTGCAGAAGACTTTCTTCCATTTAATATTCTCTTTGTAACTTCTAAACAGTTATCAAAATACTCTTTCGATGGGAACACCATTGTTCCAAACGACTTATAATAGAATCTGTGAAATCTCTTAATTGGTGTCCAAAAACAGCCGTTGTAATATCCGTGAGAATCATTCTTACAAAGGCATTTTGCTTTCTTATTTGGTACATATCCGTCATTAAGTACACTCTGTAGGGTAACTCCTTTGTCTTCTGGAACTGTTACTCCTGGAATATTAGTCCAATAATATCTATCTCTAAGCTGTCCTACTACAAGAGAAGAATTGATTCTGATAGGTTTTACTCCCATCATTTCACTAATAACGGCTTCGTCTTCAGGTTTCATCACTACATTTTCCATAAGAAAATATTTTGGATTTACTTCTTTCAATACTCTATTACACTCATAAAACAGACCTGAACGTTCTGGATCTTCAAGACCAATCTTCCTCTCTTTAATCATTGCTCTTGAAAAACTCTGACAAGGACTACCAAACATTACAATATCAATATTCGTTTCAAAATCTCCGACTTCTGTATGTAATACGCCATCTTTATATGTAATCTTATTCACATCTCCAATGTGAATTGTGTCAGGATAATTATCTTTTGTTACCTTAATTGCCACGTCCTTAATCTCTGAGGCAAAATATTTACCAATC